ACCTTCTTGAAATATTTCTTGAAGGCTCATTTTTTCAATATTTTTGTTTGTTATTCCTATGTCTCTTGCTCTTAATTGAAGAGCATTATATTCTTCTTGCTTTTTTAAAGCATCAGCCAATTCATTAACTTCCATGCCCAATGCCTTAGCTATTGCATGTCTTTGTATTATGTTATAATTTTGTAAATTACTATAAGTAATGCCTTGAGCATTAAGAGCTTCAGCCATTCCTACAAGATCTCCTTCTAAAGCAAGAGTTCTAGCTCTTTCTAAATTAAAGTCTCTCCCAGTTAATAATTCAGCTTCTAATTCTGCAGATATTGATTCTTCAAAGTTTAAAAGGCTATTTTGAACTTTTTCAAGTTGTGATAAATTAACACCTAAAAGTTTTGATTGGGCTACAGCTTTAGCTAATTCTTCAGTACTACCTTTAAAATTTAATCTTAAATTGCCTTGTATTTTAGTAGCTTCTGTAAGAAGCTTATTTAAATCAAATTGAATTTTTTTTCCTGCTCCTATAAAAGCTATATTTCCATATGAACTTTTAGTTATTTGCTCTATTTCTTTTCCAGTTCTAATAGATTCTTTAGTAAGTTCAGCTTGTGCTTCGGCTTCAAGACCCATGTTATCTTTTAATATAGCTGATTGAGCTAATAATTTTTCACCTCCTTCAAAAAGTTCTGAGGTAAAATCTATTGAAGTTTCAAATGCAGCGTTAGTAGCATTTTGGGCTTCAACTATTTGCTTTTGTAATATTACTATTTTACCTTGGGTATCAGCAAGTTCAGAAGATCGAGCAGATATATCGTATGCTCTTTGACGAATTTTTTCTGCTTCTTCTGAGGAAACCATTAAGTTACGTTGAAACTCTGCAACTTGTTTAGAGGCTCCAAACATTGCATCTTTAACAAATTTAAAAATAGCAACTATTCCTTCTACAGCCATCAGTATAAGACCTAATGGTCCTAAAGCTGCTTTTAATGAGGGTCCTAAAGCTCTTGCTCCTGCAGCTAATGTTTTAAAACCACTAGCACCATTAGTGGCTGCTGCTCTCATTGCCTTTTCAGCACTATTAAAATCTAATAATTTCCCTATGCCTGGGATTTTGTCTAGTCCTTTAAGAATTTTTCCTCCTATTCCAACTTTTGTATCTATTGCACTTGCTGCTTTTAGTTGTGCTTCTAGTGTTTCTTGAATATTTTTTTCTTCTTTTACTCTAGTTTCTAAGCTCTTCTTAAGTTTTTCATATGCACCAAGTTGCTTTTGTAAATTAACCTTTTGATCTTCGCTTGCAGTTTCTAGTTCCTTATTAATTTCTGCTATTTTAGATGTTGCTTCTTTTTGGGCTAATAAAGAGGTAAGTTGAACTTGAGATAGTCTAGCTATATCTTTAGCTACATCAAGAGCAGTTAATTCGCCTGTTACTAAATCTTCTTGGTTTTCTACTAAAGATCTAGCTAATTTATCTGTTTCTTTAAAGGCTAGATTAACTTTATTTAAAAATGATGGGTTGTCTTTAATATATTTTTGTTGGTCTTTAAGTACTTCACCTAACCCTCTATTGGCATTAGTTATACTTTCATAATTTACTAATTGTTTAGCTAAGGCTTCTGATATATCATTTATTCCTTCTTTAATAGAATCATTTACTACTTTAAGTAATTCTTTAAATTCTTTTTCTGTTGTATCCCTAGCTATTTTCCCTGCTCTTGTAAGCTGTTCTTTTAGAAGCTTTTCAGCTCGACTGAGCTGGATTTCTATTTCATCTGCCATTAGAATATTTTATTATAAATATTAAAAGGCGTTACTTTTTACGCAACGCCTTTGTAACATAAGTAGGGGGTTTAATTTTTTTATTTTTTGCAGCTTCTTGCATTGCCGCTCCTTTCACCCACGAGTTTTCATTTTCTTGGTTTTCTTTAGGAGTATACCATTCTTTTAATGTATCAAATGTATACTTGCGGAGCCATAAAGGCATATTATAAACTATGTCCCAAGTATATCCTCCTCTTCCGTGAAATACTATTTCGTGTATTTGATTAAATACACTTAATCTATATGGCAGTATTATATCAGAGGTCAGGCCAAAAAAAGTTAAGACCAATTGGTATGTCGATGTCCTCCTCTACACCATTTACCACAACTTTGGTTTTTAAATCAATATCTGGGGATGAATCTTTAATAAAGTTTCTAAGTGCTCTAGAGTCACGGGCTAATAAATGATTTTCAACAAAGTCTTTAATATCGTTTTTATTTGCAGACCCGTTAACCGATACAATCTGATGTTTTAATCGAGTTGTAATTTCAGGAGATGCATCTTTGTTAATTTTCTTTAATCCATTAACTTCTTGCTCTATTACTTCTGTATCTTTATCTGTAAGGAATTTAGCTTCTATTTCTGTTCCAGAAGCAGGGAGTGTAAACTTAAGAGTACCTTTAGATGTAATAGCATCTTCATTAAATGGTTTATTTTCTAAAACAGATAAATCTACATCGTATGGTTTACCATCTATAGTAAATGAATATTCTTTACCATACCCTAAAATACGAGACGCTACAAGTAAAGCATTTTTATCACCCGTTATTAACTCTTTAAGGTTAATTTTGTTCATAGTAAGAGATTCTAATAATTTATCTAATACTATACCTTTGCTAATGTAGTTTTGATTTGTTAAAATATCTTCTTCTTTAGCAGTCATGTATTTCATTTCTACTTTACCACTGCGAAGAGGATGACCTTCAGGATATACTAATCCTTTAGATGGTAATTCAACTATTTCAATTGGAAAATTTAATTCAGTCATAATTTTTATTTAAATAACTTGTGTGATTATACATATTATAGGGGAAAGTTCTTTAATTGGATTCTTTATCCTTTTATAACTTGTTTTGTTGTTAATCTAGTTTCTAATTTATCTAATCGAGAATCAAGTTGTCGATAAACATCTTGAAATTGGAGTTCTGTGTCTCGATGTACTTCGTCTATTCTACGATGAATATCCATAAACTGAGTGTCGCATTCTCTAGATTGTTCTCGATTTATATCATCAATTCTGCGAAAAATATTATCAAATTCATTTTCATGATCTCTTGCTTGTTCTTTTAATGTGTTTATTGTTTTAATTACAATAAATGCAGCTATAACCTCGGCTATTACCAAGACTACAACCATACCTAATACAAAATAAAATGTTGTCATATTTTTTTAATTTAAATTGTTAAACATATTAAAGAACTTTCCCTATAATACATGTATAATATAAAAAAAGAGCTTGGGGTTGCCAAGCTTATTTTAAATTTTCTAGTAGTATTTGTTTAACTTGTTTAATATTATTATTTATATCGTCTTCCCAAAATCTAAGTAGTTTATATCCATTTTCTTCTGCCCATTTATTTTTTTCTTGATCGCGATTTAAGTTTCGTATTTGAGTTGAGTATTTTGCTAAAGGGAATTTAGCTGGGTTGCAATGCCAAAAATCACCATCTACTTCAATTAATATATTTTGTTTTGGAAGATAAAAATCATAAAATGCTTTAATAGATTTAGCATAAAAAATATGTTGGTATTTTATATCTAAAATATCTAATATTATTTTAAATTTTTCTTCTAATTTTGATGAATGGTTTTGATCAGTTTCTATTATCCTTTGTATAGCACTATCACTCATTTTTTCACGAGTTTCTTTAGATTGTATTCTACCAAAACCAAACCCTTCAGGCTTAGGTTTAGGAATGCCTTTAGCACCTTTAGATATTTTTTTACCTAGCTCTGGGTCTTTTTTGGCTTCTTGGATAGCATCTTTTATATAATCATATTCCCCAGAAGCAAATCTTTTTTTACGTGCTTCAGATATAGCTTTTATTCGTTTTTCTGATTTAGGGTTTCCCCATATTTCTTCAAATGTTTTTCCTTTATTTATAGTTTTTAAATGTTTTTTGTTGTATGAAGAGAAATCAGATAATACAGGATTATATTTCATTAACTCACCACACCCACATTTGCAGGTGGGTTGAATATTATTGTATTTAGTTTGAATTAAATATGTTTGCTTATTTTGTTTGTGTTCGTGGAAGACATGTTTAGCAAATTTAATTTTATTATCTGTTTGATAATCGCAGTAATGACATTTTTCCATAAAGAAACCCTCTCGTTTATTATACATATTACGAGAGGGTTTAAAAGTACAAATTGATTGCAAAGTTCTTGAATTAAGAACTTAATAACCCAGGTGTACTGTCAAAAATTGAGTACACAATAATCTGGTTGGACAGTTAATTGGATATTAACAGCGGTATCAAGTGTATCCCAACTATAATCGCCAAAGTTAACAGTAGTAATCATTGCTCCTTTGATAATCCATTCCGATACAATATCACCTACAGGACCTAACACATTAAATGTTAAGTCTTTTTTATAGAAATCAGAATATCCATCTCTACCCGTTACTGATTCATGATGTAAACGTACCCATTCCATTGTAGCTTGTGCACCGGAAGGAGTAATAGGATCAAATAGAGTAAATTGAATAGTGCCCCAAGTAGTTATACCTTTAACGTAACGTTGTACGTTAATATGATTTAATCTAACTGCACCTTGAGTTAAATTTACATTGCCTACTCCTTTAATTTCATAAGCCGGTATACCATCAATATACATAATGAATCGGTTAGCCTGTTTCGGCTCAAAGGCGGTGAAAAATATTTCGTTTGGATCTAATATTGCCATGTTATATTTTGTTTATTATAAATATTCTGTCTTTAAAAATTTACGCAGGGAATGTAGCACCTGTTGGAGTAATATTAAAATCAAGATAAATGAATTCAGCGGTTTTAGTCGGTTGTAAGTAAATTTGACCTACCATCTGATTTCTATCTACTACATCAGCTGTATTATTTGAAGCATCCATTACTACTTTAAATGCATATAAACCTTGACGTTGTTGTACTGATTCAAGATATGGGTTAACTTGGCTTAAGAATGCATTTCTTGTTGCTATTGTATTTTGTTCAAATACTAAGTTGTTAGAAACTTGAGAAATAAATGATTTAAGAGCAATTAGCAATCTACGAACATTTACACGATCAAGAGCAGATGCTTTAGTTTGTAATGTTTTTTGACCATATACTACAACACCTTGTCCAGGGAATGTTGCAATTGGATTTACTTTAGATGAGTATAATGTGTCGCGGTTAGCTTGGGATAATTTGCGTTCTGCTCTAATTACTGTACCTAAACCTCCTCTATTAATACCTGCAGGGGCAAACCATGGTTCAGCAACACTATCGTTAAAAGCATACACACCACCAATTAATGTAGAAGCAGGAACCCATATTTCTCGGCCTAAGTCAGGGTCAATGGTTTGAACCCAAGGCCAATATGAAGCAGCATATGATGTATTTCTGCTATTAGCTTCACTGGTTGCAGTAGATACTGTGGATCCATACCCTACTAAATCAAGAACATAAATATTATCTCCTCTATTTTGAGTATTTGATATAATACTAGTTACTTGAGAAGATTGGTATTGATCAAATAAACCAGGAGCTAATAATATATTAAATTTATAATCATCTTGGTTAGCAAGTAAATTAATCATATTATTATAGCTAGCGCTAGGAATACCTTGAATTTTATCTATATTAGCATTACTTAATGCTCCACTAATATTTTGATAGTATAAAAATCCACTAGCTCCATTTATTGTTCCTGTTGCATTTCCAAATGCTCCGGTGGCATTGAGGGGGATAGATGAAGTTAAAGTTGATTTTGCTACTCCGTTATTATCAAAATAATAAGGAGTAGGAGAATTAACGGCATCCACATAAACATATTTTGATTGATTTAGGTATGTTCCATTTTGTTGAATATAATTTTCTGCTGAATTATAAGTAAAATATGTATCTCCAAGTATTCTAGATACAAAATTAGGAGCTGTTGGATCCATAGATAAACCAGTCCACGTTTCTAGTACAATTGGTTCAGTAGTAGAATCATTTCCTTGTCTAATTAATAAATCAAATGTTCCTGAAGAGGTATTTCTGTTAGTTATTTGCCATCTTATATTATCAGATGATCCACTTAATAAAGTGCCATTACTTCCAGCAGGACCATCACTATTCATTATAGTACCTTGAGAAATAGTTTTTAAAGTTAAAGCAGTTGCTGGATCGCCTGCGACTCCTCCACCTACTGTAGCTAAAGTTAAAAGTGTTCCACCAAAGCTTCCTGATGCAAATATTGAACCATTTAAACCATCTACTCCAGAACCAGAGAATGAAGAAGAAATAATGAAATTTGGGGTTCCATTGGAAGAAGTAGCAAAAGTAAATTCACTGCTTAATATTTCATTCATCTTAGTTACTAAATTTTGTACTGAGGATGAAATAAAAGAGCCACCAGCACCACTACCTGATGTAAAGTAATAGAGTCTTGCTGCTGGAATATCTGCTGGAGCGTTTGGGGATGCAAAGAATGTGTATACTAAACTATTAGATCCTGTAATTACAAATACGTTTGCGGATCCACCAAAACTATCAGCACTAAATGAAGCAGCAGGTACACTAGCAGTAGCAAAAGCTCCTGCTGTGGATGTACCGCTGTTAACAATATTGGTACTAGTAGCACTAGTAAACGATCCACTTTTAACTCTTGCTACTAATAACGATGTTCCACCATTATTAAAATAATTGTAAGCAGCAATTGAGGTAAAATAAGTGTATATTTGACTACCACTTGTAAAAGTAGTACCAAATTTATTTTGATATTCAGAATATGAAGTTACAAGAGTAGGTATTTCAACCGGTCCCTTAACTGTAGGGCCTATAATTGCAGCACCAACTGTTACTGGTTGTTGACTTACAAATGATGAATCGTTTTCTCTTGCTAGAACGCCCGGAGATATTAAAGTTTCTGCCATGTTTTTATATTTTTTTGTTGTTTATAAATATGGCAGAGGTTCGTAAAAACTAATCTTTTTTTAAAGAAGGAGTAAATTCTCCTGTTTCGGGATTTACAGACCCAACGCCATATTTATTTGTAATATTTTGAACAAATTCTTGTTCTTGTTTTTGTACATCTTGCAAAAATTGTTCTGCTTTTGTTCTTCTTTGTTCTAAAGAAAATTTAGCAACTTCGATTTGGCCTAATTCTTCAATAACAACGCGACCATTTTGTTGTAATTCTTGTAATGTAGTTAATTCTTCTTGTGTTAATTTTTGATTTTCCATAAATTTAATTGTTTATTATACATATTATAAGTTTAAAAATTTATTAATAGATTCTATAACCTGTTCAGGTTTAATTGATTTTGTGCATTCAAATTGGCGAGGAGTATTTTTATGGTCAGGACACCATTCCCAATCTCCCGCATCTAACATATGTCTGTTAAAACAACCAGTACAAACATTATATTCTAAAGGATAAATTCGTTCACAATCCTGAAATTCAGTGTAAGGATAACTAAAGCCTGATATTAAGATGGTTGGAGTATTTAAAGCCCACGATATCCAACTTAAACCACTTCCCATTCCTATAAATAATGAAGCGTCGCGAATATCAATCATTCTATCTTCTAACGGGATATCAAATCCTGTTTTGTCTATTACTCCGGTTAATGTTCCTCCTAATTTTGAATCGTGCCATTCATCTCCTAAAGGTTCAGCTGTTAACATAACGACTTTATATTCTTTATTATTTAAATAATCTATTATAGCTTGCCACCCACCAGGATAGTTCCAATATTTTGCATGAGCAGAAGCATGAGGGGCTATCACAACATATTTATCTTGAACGTCTGTTTTTTTTAAAGGAGCATCTAATATAGGTTTTACTTCTTTATATTGTAAATTTAATATTTCAGAAGCAGTTTGTTGTAATGGATATCGTTTAAAATCTAAGGGTATTTTATTTAAATCTACTTTATTATTATCATAAAACCATCCTATTTCAAACATAGCGTATATGTCAAACACTTCTGTTCCTGGGTTAGTAAAATTTAGTTGTGGGTAGGATGATTTAAACCACTGGTTATGGAATGTAGAGCATGTAATTTTACAATTCCATTTTTTTCTAAATTCTTCTATGTATGGGAACCAAGCCAAATGATCTCC